TTAAAAGCACTAGCTGAAGAAACTGGATTACCTTTAGAACAATTATTAAAAGGTGAAGTGGGGAAAGTATTAGATCCAGTTAATATGTATAGACTTAGGGTTGCTCATGCAGAAGCTCTTAAAGAGGTAACAGATTTAACTGCGGCCATGAAAGATACATCGAAAGCAACACCAGAACTTAAATATGAGTTTGATGTAGCAATCACAAGATATGTTGGCATTTTAGAAAAACTTGTTGGTCAAGCTGCTGAAGCTGGTAGAGTTTTAAAATCATTTGATGTTCCAGTTAAGGCTGAAGATGGCAGAAAAACAAAATTAATTACTAAATATTTCAAAGAAAATAAAGGCCGTTCCGATATTTTAGATGTTATGGCTGATGCTATTTCTAAATTAGATGATCCACAACAAGTAAGTAAATTTTTAAAAGAGGCCTGGAAGCCTTCAACTTTAGACAAAATACAAGAAGCCTGGATTAATGCTTTGCTTTCTGCACCACCAACACACATTGTTAATATGGTTGGTAATGCAAGTAATATTTTATTGTCTGTTGGTGAGCAAGGAACAGCAGCAATATTTGGTTTATTAAGAGGTGCAAAAGAGGCTGATAGATTAACTTTTAAGGAGCTAGGAGCAAGAATGATAGGCAACATTCTTGGTTTTGCAGATGGTTTAAAAGCTGGAGCAAAAGCACTTATTGACGAAGAATATATTACCGATCCATTTTTAAAAGTTGAACTTGCAAGGCAACGAGCTATAGGCGGTATAACAGGAAAAATTGTTAGAATACCAACTAGAGCATTAGCAGCAGAAGATTTGTTTTTTAAGGCAATAAATTACAGACAAGATGTGATGGGGTTAGCTACTAGACAAGCCATCAAAGAAGGTAAACAAGGATTAAATGCTGTTAGGCAAAGAGTAAAAGAGATTTTAGATAACCCAATGGACGAACTTCCAGACTTGGATTTAAAAGCTACTGATTATGCAAGATATCAAACTTACACAAATCCATTAGGAAAATTTGGTCAATCGTTACAAAATCAATTATCAGAACCACATTTTAAAGTATTAAGGTTTATAGCTCCATTTATTAGAACACCAGTCAATATTGTTAAATATGCTGGAGAAAGAACACCACTAGGATTTATTTTTAAAAGGTACAAAGATGCTATTGAGGCTGGTGGAGCAGAGGCAGATATAGCAAAAGCAAAAATAGCATTTACTGGTGGAGTCATGTCGGTTCTTGGTTTATATGCTTCGCAAGGCTTAATTACAGGAAGAGGACCTGAAGATGTTAGAGAGAGGGCAGTATTAAGAGAAACGGGGTGGCAAGAATATTCAATTAAAGTTGGTGATGAATATATTTCATATCAAAGGTTTGAGCCTTTTGGTATTTTGCTTGGCCTTACAGCAGACTTTGTAACTGCAAGTCAAATGATTGGAGATAATGTATTAGTGTCTGAGGGAGAAGAACAAAAATCACAAGACACAGAGTTGCAAGAGGAATTAAGTAAAGTAGGAGCATATCTAATAGCTTCATTTGCAGATAATATTACAAATAAAACTTACCTTAGAGGTGTTTCCGATGTTATTAAGGCAATAGATGATCCTGAAAGATATGGCCCAACATATTTGAATAACTTCTTGTCTAGTCCGATTCCAAATGTATCTGGCTACATAAGAAGAATGGATGATCCTTATGTTAGAGATGTAAGAGGTTTAACTGATGCACTTATGAACAAAATTCCAGGTATATCAGTAAATCTTCCTACAAGAAGAAATATATTTGGAGAACCGATAAAGTACACTCCTGGAGCAGCACCAGAAGCTCTTGGAAGATTCGGAGAAGTATTTTCACCAGCAAGAAAAGAACAAATAACTAACGATATTGTCTTTAATGAGCTTTTAGATATTGAATATTATCCAAGCATGCCAAGAAGGACCATTCAGGGAGTAGATTTAAACTCAGACCAATACGAATATATGATGGCACAGCATGTTTTACAAAGGACAAAACAACAAATACTGGATGAAATTCTTTCACCAGGATACAAAGAACTGCCTAAATACCAAAAGAAAAAAATGATTAAAAGGATAATAGAAGGCAACAATGAAATTGCTAGATTTGAAACTTGGTCAAGATATCCAGAACTTCAAGAAAAAATAGAACTAATACAACAAGCAAAACTAGAAGAATAGAATTATGCCAAGGGCCACAGAAAGAGTTGGTCGATCAGGTGAATACCTCACGGCAGCACTCATCTCTTTGGTTTCCGATACTGTCATGGTTGTACCTCATGGATCTGAGGCTGATTTAGTTTTTGAACACAATAACAAACTCTACAAAGTCCAAGTTAAAACTCAATCAAAGATAGAAAAAAGTAGAAAAAATTGGCGTTTTGATATGCGTAGAGGCGCAAATACTAAAAATAGAAACTACAAAGAACAAGCTGTAGATATCTTTGCTTTAGCTTCTTTGCCTCATAGAAATGTAGTTTTTATAAAACCTATGGATCAGAACCAATTAACCATAGCCGATGAACACATGAAGAACAACGATCCTGTTAAGAACCTTAAGGACATATTAGATAATATTTAATTATAAATTTTTTATATCAAATCTAATCTTTTGATCTTCATAATGTTTAGCGGAGTTTATCCCTAGAGATAAAAAATACTCCGCCAACACACGAGGATCTTTCTTGGTTGACTTAGCAAAGTCTTTCAAAGAATGAACAAGATACTTGTTTAAGTACAGAGCTTGCCCGTTCTTTCTTTCGTTTTCGATACTATCGTCAAAGTCAAAAAAGTTGCTCATAATTACTCCTATATGGAGATTTCCTTGGTGTACTTACCTAACTTGTTACCGTTTTTATCACACCCATGAACCATCTCTAGCTCAAGTTCAATATAATGTTTGGCCTTTAACAAGTCTTGAACATTATTTTCCTTATCTCTGGTAATAAGTTTTATAACATTACCTAGACACCAACCAATATTGTTAGCCAATATATATTCAATCGGCTGTATTTTGGTTCTTCTATTGTAATGATCGCCACCTACTTGGTTTCTTGAGGCAAGCATATCAATCTCTTGATCCCACTCTGTACCCTTTCTGGCTTCATCCCATTCCCTTTTTGTAGCATTATCAATCGACATTAAATCTCCTATATTAAATTAATAAATTTATACCATTCTAGGTATTCTTGATGTATTATAAGCATTAATTACGAAAAAAGGGAATTCAATGGAAATAAAAGACCAAAAAGATTTTGACATATCAAACACGATAGATGCGGAAGAACTCGCTAAAAGGTGGGGTGTAACTAAGAAAACTATTGATAACAGAAGGCTCAAAGGTGAGAGGCCTAATCATTGGAAGATTACAGGCAAGATTTACTATGACCTTGATGATGTTATAAATTACGAAAAAGAGTCTTACATTTCCAGTAATGCCTAGTAAACACGCTTTATTATCACCATCAGCTTCGGACAAGTGGACGAGATGTCCAGGTATGCCTAAGTTAGCTGCACAAGTACCCTATCAGGTATCTATACCAGCAGTTACAGGTACATTGGTCCACCAAATAAGTGAGATCATAATGAAGGATAGACTAGATGGTGACATAACATTAGAGGATTATTGGCTTGGTAAAGTAGAGAGTGTTGAAGATTTCGAGATTGAGATAGATCAAGAAATGATTGATTGTGCTAGAACCTATACAGAGTATGTGCAAGCAAAAGCAAAAGAGCTTGACGGCAAACTATTGATTGAAGAACAAGTATCAATAGATGAAATTACAGATAGTTGTTGGGGAACAGCAGATGCGATTATCTTGGCTAAAGATAAGATATGTGTCATTGATTTAAAGTCTGGCAAATGGCCTGTAAAGCCTGAAAACAATTATCAGCTAATGATTTATGGGCTTGGTGCGTTGTCCAGATACGGAGATACAGACACCAAGATTGAACTAACAATAGTCCAACCACGAGGCGTTAAGAAGGAAAAGGCTGTTAAGACATGGGAAACCACAGCAGAAAACCTTGTGAATTGGGGATACGATTTCTTAAAACCACGGGCGGAAGCCTGTTTTGAGGAAAGCCCTGGATATGTATTCGGGGATCATTGCAAATTCTGCAATGGACGCAGTCTTTGTGAAACTTATAAATTAAATATGGGAGAAAAATAATGTCCGATAATAATGAAGAACTTACCTTTAGCTTTTCCGATGACGGCAAAGAGTACAAGGTAGATGATTTGTCTGATGAACATAAACTTATTTATAACAAGGTTATGTTAATCAATAGACAAAAGAATGAGATTGTTAGCAATGCAAACTTTGAGGTTGAGAAGCTAGACATTCTTGCAAAACATTACAGCGATCTGCTTAAAGAAGCTGTAGAAGGTGATGATAAAAAGGTTGAGGTGGTCAAATGAGCCTAGCTGATATTAGAACTAAATCAAAACAGAAACCGCCAAGACTTGTTGTCTATGGTGGTGCTGGTATTGGTAAAACAACCTTTGGATCAACAATGCCTAAACCTATCTTCATACTTACAGAAGATGGTATGGGTACGATTGAAGCACCTCAGTTTCCTTTATGTAAATCTTTTGAAGATGCTATGGGTTATCTAAAAGATTTGGTAGAGGAAGATCACGATTACAAAAC